CCAGGAACTGGCTGTCCTCGGCGTTCAGCGCCATCGACTTCCAGTCCAGCCCCATCTCAAGGATCATCGGGCGGTGAGCATTGCCAAGCCCGGTGTGACGCTCCTCAAAATCTTTCTTCAGGCGCTCGTAAGCCTGATCTGACAGCGTCTGCTCTGTACGCAACACACCGGACGTCACCGCACCATTGCTGAACAGTCTGGCCCCGTGCTCTTCGGTCGCTGCCGCCAGCGATATTGCCTCGCGGGCATAGGCGATGGGATTCAGCCCCACCAGTCCGTCCAGCGTCAGCGTGCGCACATGCCAGATATCCTCCTGGCTCAGTACATCCGTGGAGCCGTCCGGGAATGTGACCTGATAGACCGGCTCCCAGCTACTGTTAAGCTTCGGTACCACACAGCCAGGATCGACGGGCAGCAGTTCAGCCACTTCGCCAAATGCTTTCACTTTGTAGGCGTAAAAGTTTCCCCTCAGGCACAGACAGGTGACCACCAGCTCCCAGAACTCCTGCGGCGTCATATATCCATTGGGATGCGTGGAGATCAGCTTATGCAGACGTTCGCCGGTGGCTCTCTGTTTCAGGCTGCCGTTCAGGTGATACAGATTGCAGGGCAACATCCCGACCGACTCTGCCAGCACCCTGACGCAGGAAAAAACCGCCGTCAGTCGCATGGCCCGCTGGCTGCTGATCTGCTTTCCGGTATAGGTGTCGTATGACAGCCCGATAGCATCCGCCAGCTCTGCTGGCGTGGTCACCGGCGCGTCACTTTTTCGTTGAAATAATCCCGAAAAGAACACTATTTACCTCCGCCGACAGACGGCTGTGTACGGTCGAGATATCGCGCCACCAGCCACGACCAGAACAGGCACAGCGCCCCGGCAACAACAAAACCCGCCGGGGGATAAATCAGCCAGGCACCATACGCCAGCAAAAGCGCACCCAGCACGCCCACCAGTGGCGCGAGAATTATCAGAAACATAATGACCTCGGTTAAAGCGAGCGGATGCCCACGCTGACCAGATGTTCAGACAGATCCGGCTCCGGTTCACCACCATTGACCAGCATCCGGCTCATTGCTGTAAACATCGCAACAGGGCCGTCGATTTTGGCTTCCAGCGTGGATTTATTCGGGAAGATATTGTCGTTTTTGTCCGGTTTTACCGTAACGTTAGACATCATCCAGTTCATGACCGGATGATTGCTGTGATGGAAACGTCCGGCATAGACCAGTGATTCCGTTTCCTTCATGGCCTCTGACAGATTGCGAACCGTCTGCGGAACCTCCACCAGCGGTATCCCTTCTTCAGCCAGTGCTAGGCTGAACTGCATCGCGCTCCACGGGTCAAATCCCAGTTCCCTGAGGTTTTCACCACCAATCCATTCCAGTAAGTCACTTTTTATCTGAGCATGATCGATAACATCACCATCCGTCAGAATCAGCTTATCCATCTCCGCCCACTTCCGGTAAAGTTCTGCCTGCTGCCGCGAGCATCGTTCCAGCCGTCCTTCCGGGAGCCAGAATTTAAAATCGGCATGAACATGCCCGTTATCCGTTCGCCAGAGTTTTGCCGCCGCACAGATATCAATCTTATGAGCAAGGTCAACGCCGACCCACATGGGATACGTTTTCAGCTCATGTCGCGGGGCAATGTATTCGCACTTCTCCCACTTAATCATGTCCATCCAGGCAGACTCTGCTGTTACCCACACATTCATGTGTTTGGTAAAAAAATTCACCCGCGCAGAGACCTGTTCTTTCGCTTTTTTCGCCAGACGACGCAGATCATCCCAGCGTTTACAGATGCCCAGGCCAGGATTCGCTTTCTGCCAGACCGTTTCATCAAACGGATCATCTCCCTCATCGAGGGTGTAAATAATCGCAAAGTAGGAGTCGTCTTTTACAGCGCCCTCCACGTCGCTGTTATAGCCACGCAATACCTTGATGGCATAATCACGCTGCTCGTAACAAATCCCTTCCTTGTTAAACCCTGCCGTGGTGATACCAAATAAAAGGGACTGCAGACGGGCACCGGTTGCCGTTTCCAGAACGTCCCACACGTCACGGGTTTTATGTGCATGCAGCTCATCAATAATGGCGCAGTGGATGTTCAGACCATCCAGGTTGTTTGCATCCGAAGAAAGCGGTTCAAATTTTGATGCGCTCTGCTCCTGGTAAATCGCCAGCTTGTTGAAATCAAACAACCGCCCGAGTGTCGACCGGGCTTTTCTGACCATATTTTTGGCGTCTTCAAACACGATTCTGGCCTGGTCACGCGTGGTTGCGGCTGAATACACCTCAGCACCGCCTTCACCATCTGCCCCCGTCATATACAGACCGATACCCGATGACAGGGTTGATTTTGCGTTTTTACGGGCAACTTCGTTGTATGCTGTCCGGAACCGGCGCACCATCACCGGGCGCCCGCTGCCATCGCTGCGCATGACAACTTCCCCGGTCTCTTCATTGACCAGCGGAATGACAAAACCAAAAATATTAATGAGGATAAATACATGCCAGTCCATCAACTCAATAGGCTGGCCTGCCAGCGCCCCTTTTACATGAGGCACAAATTTGTAGAAATTCAGGATGTGCTGCGCACGTGGTTCACTGAAATAAATCCCCCGCTCTTCGCCGTACTTTAGATCATCAAGAAAACGCTGGCAGGCCAGGCGGACAAATTCGCCAGCAACAATTTCTCCTGCAACAACACGTTCGGCGTAGCGGATCCCGTCAGCCACTTTTGCCATCAGTCTCTCGCTTTTAAAAGCTCCGCCAGCGGATCAACATCATCCGGTCCGGCAATATTTACTTTAGCCCGGCTTGCCGGTGACATACCAAACTCTGCAAGCATTGCCCGGATCCGCTTCCAGGCATCCGCTTTCATTGCCGCCGCGGGGTGCGCCTTAATCAGTACATCACCGCTCTGCGTTTCCGTGCGGTAGGTATACCCCTCAACATCGAGTGTTTCGCAGTGATGCCGATATTCGGTATAGGCTTCCACCAGCAACTCGAGTGCACGCGCATCAAGCTGAGAAATGATCCCTTCCGCATTCAGCTCTTCCGCCATTCGCCTGAACCAGTACTTCCCCTGTGCCCCTAAATGCTGCGGAATTTTAGGGAGACCTTTTTCATCCTTTTTAGCGGTTTTTTTTGAGTCTTTAACGGGGCGCTTTGAGGGGTTGCCTCGTATCAAATGCAGGCGTGGCGGGGTTTTCGGAGGTCCTGACATAATCGGTCTTACCTATCAATCGTTTGTTCACATTTCCAAAAAAAGTTTTCGAACCTGCGGCGATGTGAGGAAGGGTCAGGCGGCGGTACTGAGCAGCCAGGGCTGCAGAGATTTGACCCTCCCCTCCCCTGCAGATGGGAACTGTTATCAGTTGATACGTTCGCGCGCAGTTTTTGCTTTATGGCAGGGCCAGCACAGACTCTGCAGATTACTGTCTGCATCCGTGCCACCATGAGCTTTCGGAATAATGTGGTCCACAGTTCTGGCTTCAACGGCTCTCCCGTTGCGCAGGCAGTTCTGACACAGATGATTATCACGCTTCAGTATGCGCGCACGTATGGCATCCCATTTCGAGCCATAGCCACGCTGGTGGCGACTTAATCCGCGTTGATGCTGTGCCCATCCTTCGCCACGATGTTTATCGCAGTAACCAGAACTGTCTGTGGTTGTACCTGCACATCCACGTTTACGGCAGGCGCGTGGGATTAGTGCTGGCATGTTTCGCCCTTATATAAATCAAAAGTGACCTGCATTGAGTATCTCCATGAAATGGATTTGCAGCTGATATGAGCCAGATCAATAGACTTCATGAGCTAACGGGTGTAGATATTACTTTTTACTTCAGAGGGTTAACTCATGGATATTAAGGATAAAATCAATACCATTTTGTTATGTGACATTGCCATCCACCTAGGTATCGAAACTGATATTGATCCACAGCTTGTAAAATATGCTGTGTCATCTGGTAATGATTGGGTTATGAAGGCCGAATATTCACATTTGGGTGTTGATGAACCAAGTAAAGAAGATCGTGATTTTGTTACTGCTGTATTGAATATGTACCGCGGACTTTCCAATGCTTTCAGGAAACTTAGTGATGACGAGCAAAAAGAATTAGTCCGTGACCATCATCTAAAAATACATGATGGGGAAATTCAGCTCCCAGGTTTCGACGGTAATAATGAATGCGATTACTTCAGTATCATTGAGGCGTATCAGAAAATTGATCGCTTCCCCGAACAGAAACAGCCCATTGCCAATACTCATTCACGTACAGAACATCTCTATAACGCAATGCTTGATGAGTTTAAGAAAATTGACGCTGTAAATCGAAGCTGGGATTTATCAAAGGAAGAACTGGCATCCATTCTTTCCACAGCTCCACGCAGTTTCTAAGTGCTTTAGGCGGGTTTCCAACCCGCCTTATTATGCTCGTATATAGAGAAGGAAGCACCCAAATTAACCAGCGCGGATTTCTTTTCCTCAATACGGCTGTTAAGTTCAGCAACTGCATGCGGGCGTATGGCCTCAAGAAAAGCACTATATTGATAGGCAGACTGGATTGTCACACCAAGCCCTGCACCACTTTCCAGTATACCTTTCTGTCGCTGTAGCTCTTTCATCTCGTTATAGATGTAATGTGCGTTACTTAGGTTTTCTACGTTCACGCCCTAAGTTCTTCCTGCAGTTAGCCTGCACTGATTTGTTATGCGCCAATATGTCCCGCTTCGTCTGTTGCATTATCATAAGTAATAGCGTAGGTTGACACCTTGGCTCTCTTTCGCCACCGGCGAATCTTTAGCGGATTATCCTTGGCCGGTTTTTATCTGAGACATTGCTCACGAATGTATAGCTGTGCCCCTTCCAGTTGCTTCTGCATCGTCATCAACCGTTCTCTGAGGGTGAAATAATCCCGTTCAGCGGTGTCTGCCAGTCTGGGGCTGGTTGCATTATCCACGCTGGTGGGTCCGGTGGCTTCACGCACGGCTGCGGAGCAACTGGCATTGACCCGCAGGCGCTTACGACCAGCGGCAACATCAGCGCGCAGAGTTTCATTTTCAGCTTTCGCATTGGCTAATTCTCTCGAGTACTTTGCATCGAGCGCAGCAACATCACGCTGACGCTGCTGCATGTCAGCGATGGTGGCGGTCAGCTGCTTCAGCTCACTGACTTTTTTATCACGCTGTTCTTTGTAGGTGATGGCGTTATCACGGTAATGATTGACCGCCCACGACAGGCAGACGATGATGCAGATAACCAGAGCATAAATAATCGCGGCGACTCTGCTCACTGATCTATTCCCCAACAGGCTAATGCGCTTTCTTGGTCACGACGAATAACCTGTCCATAGCAGTTATTTGAACGTATGCGGCAATCGCGCCCACCATCTTTTATCCACCAGCGAATCGCCTCGCATGCGCCCTTACGATCACCAGCATTCAGCCGCTTATAAAACGTCGATGGAAAACACTTACCGGGGCCAATGTTATAGGGACAAAATGACGCGATACCCGCTTTTTGTGGTTCGGTCAGTGGTACTTTAATATTGCGCTCCACCCATGCCAGCGCCTTATCACGCTCAATGGCGTTGACCTGGTCGCATTTTTCCTTCGACAGTTTCATACCGGGAAAAACGGGTTTTCCATCCACCATCGTGGCACCCCGACAGATGGTCCAGATGCCGGAACCATCGCGGTATGCCGTTGTGTGGTTACCTTCTTTTTCATCCAGAAACTGGTCGAGAATATCAGGCGCGGGCGCACCGACGGCAATCAGTGCCAGAACGGCAGCCGACAGGCCGTATCTGATTTTTGCGTTCATGGATATTTATCAGGATTTATCGGTTTCTGCCCACGGACAGGTTTATCTGTTCCGGTCAGTGACTTAAGGTTGTGATTCCGGAGGAGTCTTCAGAGAACCAGTAATTCTTCCTGGTAGCTTTCCTTTGTAGGTTATCCACACATTCTGCGCCTCTAAAATTACGGGGCGCTTTTCCGGCGACTGCTCATCCCCTTCACATAACCCGGCAGCAACATCCAGGAAGACCTGTCTGATGCTCCTTCTGGCTGCTGCCTCATAAAACCCCAGCGCGGCACCTTCAACACGGTCCAGCGAGATGTCCAGGTCAAAAATTTCACCGTCAAAGCGTTTTTTGTCCCGTAACGCTAAAGTTACCGTAACTTTATTCTCAAAATTGCGGATCCCTTTCACAATCAGTTCATAGTTTTGAGTCATTGAATTACTCTCCCCGTGCAGCCTTACGCTTGTCTTCTCTGATTTTGAAGTACAGATTTGTCAGATAAGTCAGGAAGCCCAGAACCAGACTCCCCAGTACACCAATCGCAGCCCACTGTGACGGACTGACCTGATCAAGCCACTGTAAAAACCAGTAGCCAGCACTGCCTGCGGAGGTGCCATAGGCAATGCCCGTTGAAATTTTGTCCATGGATTTCATAGCCTCACCTCCGCAAATAACGGATGGCGTAGTTTTACACTGAGAAATGAAAGGGATTTGAAAAGAAAAGCCCGCAAAAGCGGGCGAAACAATATATACAGTAAGGAAAGCACTCTATCCAACAAACCACCCACAGTTAATCGGAATAAAAGCAGAGTGCTTATGAATGATCGCCTGCCCGAAGGTTAGTATTTCTGCACAGCAATTTTGCAAAAAAAAGCGATCATTCATAACTTAAACGTCTTTCAGTCACTCCGGGATTTCCCATCATCGCAGACTGAAAGACTCTAACTGGAGCGGGCAGCGGGAATCGAACCCGCATCATCAGCTTGGAAGGCTGAGGTAATAGCCATTATGCGATGCCTGCATATGGTGCCGACTACCGGAATCGAACTGGTGACTTACTGATTACAAGTCAGTTGCTCTACCTACTGAGCTAAGTCGGCACTGGACCGCCACCGGGGACTCGAACCTCGCACACTCAACTTAAAGGGTTGACGCTCTTTCCTGATGAACTGGTGACGGTTGGTGGCCCTTGCTGGATTTGAACCAGCGACCTGGCGATTATGAGTCGCTCGCTCTCACCACTGAGCTAAAGGGCCGGGCGCAGGATAATAACGTTACGAAATCAATGTTGCAAGCATTCAAAAATCACCTGGTTAAAAATCACCCTTAGCTCCTCCACCAGCGCATTCACCATGTCTATCCGAGATAAGTGGCACAAAAAAACCCGCTTGTGGGCGGGTTTTGTTTGCTTTTGCCATCACGTACAAAATCGGCAAAATATCAGATTTGCATGAAATATATGCCTTTCAATCTACTTTTGCAACACTTTGCTTTGAAAATGCCGCCTTTTGTTTTGAACGTGTTCTCATTACAAACAATAAAGCCTCACTATCCAGTCGTTGAAAAATGTGTTTCATTGCAACCCAGTGACGAGTAAATGTTTTGGACCAGTTTTTAGTTGTCACTCCCGCCAGTAATGCCAGCTCCTGGTATTCATAACCTTCCCCACCAAAAAGTTCTGCTTTTACTGCCTGCGCCGCCAGCCAGATTAATTTTTTCAGGCGTTCCTGCGTTTTCCCTGCAATTTTTCTGGTACCGGATTGAGTATTAAATTCATTCCACGCCCACTGTGTTATCGCGATCTGATATTCCCAACAAATACTCTCGCCGTAACACCACAACAACCAGGCTTTATGATGCTCTTCAAGAGACAGCAAAGCCCGCCGCCATGATGATGTCGAAAACTCAACCGGGCTGACCAGGGCAATTGATGAGCCATTCGCCAGTGATTGTTTTCCCGGGATTGGTGGATTATCCCGCGTTATCATTTTTCCAGTCACTTCATCGCGGTACCGGATTTTTTTTCGCCTGTAACGCCCTGTATCGAACATGGCATTCTCCTGCCAGGCTTCAAGCTGACCTTTTGTTGCCCCACTCAAATCAGCGGTGGCGATAATGAGCTGCTCACGCACAAACTGTAAATACTGGTTATTCATGCGCACTCCAGTTCTGTGATTTTTATCCCCAGCCGCCCACCAGGAACGAGCTGACCGCGCACAATATTGATTTCATCAAACTGCTCGTCGTCTATGAGTAGTCCGGCATGCGTCAGCGCATCCAGTGGTGCTTTCAGGATATTGTCCAGGTCACGACGGCGCTTATCCGGTGGCTCTGCAATAATCTTTATCGCCAGCCTTCCGGACAGGTTTAATTTCAACCGCTGCTGGCGAACAATTAGCGCCACATCATGGCGATAACGCTTTCCGGCCTCCGAGATGAAATACGTATTGCCATGACGTCGCCAGTAGGTATTCACCGTCGGCGGGTAAGGCAAAACAAATTCTATGCGTTCAGTCATTCATGCTTTCCACTTCAGGACACCCGAATTTCTCGCGTGCATTAAAAAACGAATCAGCAACAACAGCTGGCTGCCGTGTTTTTCTTCAAAATCTTTTACCCCGGCGTGCAGTTCGTTATGACATTTACGGCACAGCGGAATAACAAACAAATCATCAGCCTTTGTTCCCATCCCTCCCAGTCCATGACCAATGATGTGATGCGGATCATCTGCCTGATTACCGCACGTCATGCATTTCTGCGTTTTTACCCAACGCGTGTATACAGGCATCTCTTCCCGTTGTGGTTTCTGGCGCTGGAGATACTGAGCCGGTGACTCCGGATCAACGGCAATGCTGACCACCGTCTTTTCCTGTGGCGGGTTTTGCTGGTGGGCATGAGGCAACGGCGCAAGATTTTTTGTGCGCTGCTTCAGTATGCTGGTGGCGGTCTGCTCTCCCGGTACGATGTCGCTTTCGCGGTACAAGGAGCGGATTTTTTCCGCACGTAACCCCAGAGAACGACGTAATACTGCCTCCGGAAGCGCGTCCGCCACCTGATTGCAGACCGCCCACCAGGATAATTCAGCCAGCGACAATTCCCGCTCCTGCGTGCCATTCATTGCATGGCGTATGACGTCAATCATCCATGCTGACAGGTTTTGATGAGCAAGTTGCCCGAGTGATTCGGATGTCTGGTCACGCAACTGGTTGTCGCAGTGCCAGCACAACACCATCGCGCCGGTACCGTAACGATGTATGACGATTTCACTGTGATGATAGTCACCATGAGGCCACTGGCAGGATTTGACATGACGCAACAGCCAGTCAGACAGTGCCCCAGCGCCGCCAGCAGCACGAATCACCCCCTCATCGCTGAAAAATGGCAGTAATGATTTATCCTCCGCCAGCGGCTGGCGAACGGCAGGGACGACTCCGGACGGCAGACCGCGCATGCTTTTCGGTTCAGGCTCCACCAGCACTCGAGGGTTATGAAATACTTGCATGGATTCACGGCCCGGCCTAAGGACCACCAGCCCGAGTTCCGGTACCAGAACAGGTCGAAGTAATATCCGCACGTTACCTCCAGATCCGTTGCTGGTATGTGCGGGATGGGCGCGGTGGGCGTTCGGAATAAGGGAGCCTGACATAGATTATCCAGTGACGATAATCGAGGCTGAGGGCTTTCTTAATCTCGTATCCGCGTCTGCGATAGTTATGAATTAGCCATTCGGCCTGTTCTTCAGTACATGGGTCATGCTGGAACCAGTCAGATTTGAAAGTGCGGGAACGCCGCCCGTGCCTGCTGGCAAAGACGGCAGAATCATCAGAATTGTGTAATTTGGTATCGTGCGCCATCGGTTGTCTCTGCTGGCGCAGCAGGTGCCAGTTGTTCAGGCTGGCGTGCGAATTGTAAACCAGAATGCCAGGAAAAAACAAAACCCGCCGAAGCGGGTATGCTAAAACAAACTGAAAGTAATATACCGGACTTGTAAAGGAACGATAGAATAATTATTGGATTAAACCCTGACTCAATCCAGATTTCATAGGCAACAACTACGGACTAATCATCACAGTCATGTTTGATAGGCTTAGTCCACATTGGGTGAGGGTTTACGGCGTTTTCACTAATAATTTATCGTCCAAGCTATACACTACTGCCCTGTTTTAACGAAGTTTTTAAAGGAAACAACTGCCTGATAGGGGTTTGGTTGACAGCCAAACATATTATCGCAAAAAGGCTTGATGAAAATTCTTGAGGATCCATCTTCATTTGGCATTTTACTCACTTGATAAGCGAGGAATGGACTATTTGGAGAGGGATTATAAGTGGAAATTAGCGTGTCTGTCGCCGTTTGAATTTTCCATGAGGAATTATTAGCCAACCAGAATTGCGCTCGTTTCCAATAAAAGTCACATTGCTTTTCATCATTACATGTTAGTGGCTTCATTGCTTCTGCTTTCAACGCTGGATCGACCTTTGCTGCACACCCTCCCAACATTACTGTTGCAATCATTACACCTGCGACTAAAACAAGTTTCTTCATCTCCCTGCCCCATCAATAAAAGTTCGGTTCTCTAATAACTAGAGTTAATCAACGGAAAAAACGCCGAAGCGGGTTAAGTGCGGGTGCGTTGAGGATGCCTGACACATCAGAGGTGGCGAGGGATTTCTCCCCCGCCTGGTCTCTTACTCCTCAGGTTCGTAAGCTGTGAAGACAGTGACCTCCGTCTGGCCGGTTCGGATTCGTACCTCGCAGAGGTCTTTCCTCGTTACCAGTGCCGTCACAATGACGGTTAAACAGATGACGATCAGGGCGATTAACATCGCCTTTTGCTGCTTCATAGCCTGCTTCTCCTTGCCTTTCGGCACGTAAGAGGCTAACCTAGATTTGCCGTTCATAGATTGAGCCTCAGATTAATGTTAAGCGTCTTGCCGGACGCGTAATGTTAACTGGGGCTTTTCTCTATCTGCCTTTCAGTGTTCATGCCTGAGACAGATAGCCTCAAGCACCCGCAGCCATTCTACTTAACTCACGTCACCTCGCCAATATGAAATCAATCAGAAAGGTGATCCATAAAATCACTCCTTCTCTTCTTTTCCGTAGTGGAGTTGGCCAATTTTGATAAGAGGGCGTCCCTGAGATTTGCGGTGTAGATTGGTATCGCGCAGAGAATACACACAGCCACAATATTCCTGCTGATAGAATTTTTCGCGCTTGCTGATTTCAATCATACGGGACGAGCCGCCCTGCTTGCGCCAGTTATAATCCCAGTACACCATACCCGGATAATGCGCAACAGCTCGCCGCCCACACTCGTTAACCTGCTGCATATTTTTCCAGCGTGAAATGCCCAGTGAACTGCTGATCACACTGAAACCATTTTCAGCAGCGTACAACGCTGTCCGCTCAAAACGCATGTCAAAACACATGGTACAACGGATCCCCCTCTCAGGCTCCCATTCCATTCCTTTGGCACGTTCAAACCAGTTGTCGGTGTCGTAATCAGCATCGATAAACGGCACGCCGTGTTGTTCAGCAAAGCGAATATTTTCATCCTTACGAATTAAATACTCTTTCTGAGGATGAATGTTCGGGTTGTAGAAAAAGATGGTGTAGTCGATTCCCGAGGCCTGAAGCGCCTCCATCACTTCACCGGAACATGGAGCACAGCAAGAGTGCAGTAGTAGTTTGTTTGCCCCGTTTGGGAGCTCCAATTTAGGCCGTTTGAAATCAGCAATAGTCATAAATATTTTTATTGGGGTCATGAAAATAGCACAGAGTGTAGCATCAGAGCAGGGCTATCGGGAATATATGTCTAAATCTGGTAATATCTGGTTTTGACGCAAAGCGGACAACCACGCTGGCTCTACCCTGCGCCATGAAAATGTCAATTCACATCTGAACTAATGCTCTTTAATCTAGTAACGTCTAAAATACCTAACATTTCCTTGATAAAATGCCAGTACACGCTGCATAGCTTCGCTCTTCCGGCACTCGCGACAGATTATATTCAGGCGCCTGTCGTAGCGGCGTATTTCGCCGTCTGGTAACGACCAGATAAGGTCCGGATCAACCACTGCAGGTTTCTTCACCTTTGCCCTTGAGAGTTTTTTGCGGGCATTTTGCCAGTCCTTACGCGCCTGTTCAGACGGGAATAACCCGTAACCAGAGTTGTATACATCGCCACTGGCAACCAGCTCTCTGGCAAGAACGCTCATCAGATATCTTGTCGCACCTGTCTTGGCTTCCAGTTGCCGTAACGTCTCGCGCCCACTCCGGCGTACGAGTTCAACAACCTGCCCTTTAATTTTTTCCCGCTCTTCTTGTGTAAAAACTTTTGCCACAAGTCCTCCTGAAAATTACCTCATGACCAGAAATTAACACTTACCCCCTGAAGCCCGGCGGAATTTCGTTATCCGGTTCAGAAATATGATTCACACAACGCTGGTTGTTCGTGCCGCTTACCGGGAGCAAC